ACGTCACGCCACGCCGTCGGATTGCCGTTTGCATCCAGCGGCGCCACCTTAATGTCGCCGGCGCCGATAAAGTATTCAGGAACTGGCATTGCAATCTCTCCCCTGTCATTCGTAGTCGTTAAAAGGTGCCGTCAAAAACTGGACCACGAACAGGACCGCACCCGCGTCGATCTCGAACGTGTCTTTCAAAACTTCCGGCCCATCCTGATCCGGTCGCATATCCACCGCTAACCCGCCGACCTGCGGATCCCGGTTGCCGGTGATTGGATCCGAGACCAGCGCGCGCTTCACATCCGCGATCATCTTGCGCAATAGTTTCGCCGTGGTGCCGCGCGGGAGGAAGATCCTGACCTGCAGCGACAATTCATTCATCACCCGCTTTTCAAAAGCGTACTCCTGCGCCACGCTATCAATCTGATCTTGCACGCCCAGCGCCGGCAATTCCTCGGCCTGAAACTGCACCGGCATTTCCTCGATCGGTCCGAGGCCCAAGTCGGTTTCGTAACCGTCGGCCGTTTTGATCGCTGCCAGCCGCAGCTTATAGGCGTCCACCAACTTTTGCCGGATGCTATCAGCCACTTTTTTTCAGGTAGACCATGCTCAGTTTGCCGTCCTCGATCGCGCTGACCCTCATCAGCTGGTAAACGACGCCCTCGATCGCCGCGCTGTATTGACGGCAGCGGCGCAGGTCCACGCCGGCGAGACTCGCCCGGTTGCAAACAAAATGCTCGGCCGCGGCTTCGATATCGGTATCGCCGATCGCCACCGCCTCCGTGATCGCATTCATCAGCACCGGGATTGTGGCGCTGAAATTATCTGGTCCAGTCAAAGAACAAGTGTCCGCGAAATCCTCGACGCGAAAGAAGGTGGTTAACCGCTGCTCGGTCGTTTCAATCTGCATCAGCGCTTCTTTGCCGGCGCCTTGCTGGCCGGCTTCGTTGGTTTACGCGCCGGCGCCTTTTCGGATTTGGTTGAGCCGCCACTCGCGGAACGGCGCGGCGCCGGCTTCACTTTTTTTTTAGGTTCAGCGGTAGCTCAGGATCCCGGTGTTCGACTTCGGGATCCCGGACCTGCACCTCGCCGGTCGGCGGCGCCGCCTTTTCGTCCTCAACCGGCACCGCGCGTTGCTGCCCGATGAAAGCCGCGGCCCAGCGTGGATCCACGTCGGCCGTGTCGCTTTCATAGTCCGGCCCATAGTTGCTGCCGCCATAAGCGGTGTTGCGCACGAAGCGCAGCCGGCGCGTGGCGCCTTTTTCGTTGACTATCTCAACCGGCGGCATTGTGTCCTCCTTGCCGTGGTCCTGCAGCCGTCAGCGCGCTACGGGATCAGTCCTGTGCCCTTGCAGAAGCATTCCGAGTGGCGCGGCTGCACGTCAGCCAACATGAACGACGTCACCTCGATCATGCCTTGCTTCTTCTTGGCGTAGGGATCCGTGATCAGTTCCAAAATTCCCCACTCGCCGATGTACAGTTGCGCCCACACGCCAAAGAAAAGCTGATGCTCGTTGACGCCGACGCCCAAGTTCCTCGCCAGCTGATTCGAGACCTCCGCGCGATAACCGTTCATCTCGCCGTCGCGCCAAATAGGATACGTGCCGAGCGCTGCTAGTTCCGGCGTGGTCTTCGCCTTGCCGCGTGTCTGCGGCGTCGCCAGATAGGCCATCGTGCCGATGTCCGCGTTGTCGCTTGCCACTTCGGTTTCCATTTGCACGATCTTGTCAAAAGTAACCGTGCCGCCGAAGGCAACCGTGTTAACGCCGGCCGCGGTCCATAGACCAGTCGGCGCCGGCGCCACGCCGTCGAGCGCTGCCTTGTCGATACCGAGCGCGTTGATCGCTGCGAGGTCGTCCATTACTAAGCCGTCCACGTCGATCGCTGACTGCGCCAGCAGTTGCCGCGAATAACTCGTGGTCGCCTGTGCTTGCTTCGGCGATAGCACAACTTGGTCCAACGTCAGGTTGGATTCGGCCACGTCCACGCCGGGATTCTCCACACCCCAGTACAGCGTCGCCGCGCCGATCTGCCGCGGGAAGCCGACATTGCCGTTGAGACCGGGAAGGACCGTGGCGCCGAGTGCGATCACCATTGTCTTATTGCGGAGCAGTTCGATAAAAGAACCGAACTCGGTAAACACCAACTCCTTGCCGGCGCCGACGGTCTTCGCGGCCAGCCCGGCGCGTTGCTGCAGCTGTGCGTTCCGCTCCATGCGCTCGCGGCCACCGCGCAGCGCCAACCCGGTCGGGATCAACACGCCGCCGTGCCGCTGATAACCGCTGTGGATAGCGCCGAGCCGCTTTTCTATCTCGGCTGAAATTTCCAGTTCGAAACAGTTCTGCGGTTGGCCCATGCGCATATTCATATCGGCCAGAATCGCGTTGCGCACCGAAAACTGGTTCTTTTCCCGGTCGGTCAGTTCGATCACGTTTGCTTGGACCACCGGCGTGGGTGCCGCCGCCTCGCGTGCGCGCCGTCGCTCAAAAACTGTGGTGCGAAACTGCGCCAGCGTATGCCCGGCCGCGATCGCATCGCGCGCCAAGTCCTGCGCCATTGTTTCGCCCGGCGCGTCGATCACCCGCGCGAGCTCCATCATCTCCGTGGCCAGCGCGGCCGCGCTGACGATTACTGCAGCCGGCACCGGCGCCGGCGCTGTCGGTTGGTTGCCGTTATTTTCTTCGGCCATTGTCGTTACTCCTTTTTCGTTTGCGGTCCGCGCCTTCGGTTCGGTTCCGGTCGCTGGTCCATTAGCACGGCCCGCCTCGAACTCACGCCCGACGCCCGAGCCGACCACGTCGGCAGCGATCGAAACAAGCGAGACCTCAAGCGGTTCCCAGCGCGTTGCTGTATAGGTGTTCGTGTCCTCATCGACTTCGTATTTGTGGACCATGTAACCGACGCTGACCTGCGTGCGGATCCCGTCCTGCACGTCTTGGAATTCATCGGCGCCGGCTTGCCGCTGCGAAAACTTCACCGTGGCCCGGCAAACCCGATCACTATCCGCGCGCGCCGAGCCGCTGACGACGGCGCCGACCTGCGCGCGCGTGTTGTGGTCAGATAGCAAAGCGCCGCCGGCGTTGAGCCGGGATAGCATCACGGCGCCGCCGTCGCAGCGCAGCACCTCGGTGCCGTACCAGCGCTCGATCGGCGTCTCGGATGCGAACGCCAGATCCGCGGTCCGCGCTTCCTCGTTGATCGTGGCCGCGCGCTTCGCGTGGTCAGTCTCGATCGTGAAAGTGCGGTCTTGCCGTTTGCCGATTAGTTCCTGCAGGTTTGCGTTGGGCATCGGTTTGTGGTCCAAAAAAAGAAAGCCGCCGGTGATCTGCTCACCGACGGCGCCGCATGTTAGTTTGCCGAATTGTTTTTCGTTAGGGTGTGAGAAGCCAGCCCGCTGCCGGTTTTACTCCGTGCCGGTGGCGTCCGTCGCCGGCGTGCCCGACGTGTCCTGCCCGGCCGGCACACTCCCGGTGGTTGGTTTTTCCGTGGATACCAGCTTCACGCCGTACTTTTCCGCGAGCTTAGTTTCGGCCTCAAGTGTCTGCAGGATTTCCTCGAAGTCTTCGCCCTCGTCAGCCGCCACGGCCGTGCGCGTCGTGAACGAATTGACCACGCGCGCGGCGTCGGCTTGCACGTCCTGCAGCGGATTAACGTAACCCCAACCGCGCGGCAACCACTTCGGATCCTGCACGCGCTCAAAGTCGCGCGCTAACATGCCCTCGATCGCACCGGTCAGGAGCGCCGAGCGCAGCCACGCCAGATAGACCTCGCGGTGTAGGTGCGCGATGAAATAACTTTGCCAGAACTTATAGACCTCGCGCGCCTCCTGAATGCCGGCCCGGATGCTGGAAAAATTCACTTCGCGCAGGTCCGACGCGAACGTCGGATAATCCACGTCGAAGCCCACGGCGACGCCTTTCAACATGGCTTTGAGGAACTCGCCCTCCTGCCCGTTCGGATTGTGTGGCCCGAACATTTTCAGATCCCAACCCGGCGGCAGTTCCTTGAACTGACCCGGCGCGGCCTCTATCTTTCCCGGACCCGCCGGTGGTCCATCCAGCGGCGACACCTCGTCTGTGTCCGGTGGAATCAAGAAACCCATTTGACAGGCCTCGACGCGCGCCGCGATTACCTTCCCTTCGATATAACCGCCCAGCTCGCGCAGGTTGCGCATCGCGGCGTGCGCCGCCGGCGCGGACCGCGTGGCGCACTCGTCGTCCAGCCAGAACGGGATATAGATCATTTCGCTGGCCGGCACGCGCGTGCGGCGTAACAACCGGGAGCCTTTGGGATAGATCACGCCGTCGGCGTAGTAGGGCGTCGTCAGATAGAACGCCGTGATCTTTTCGTCTTGGTCCACCTCGACCGACATGATCACCCGGTTGCCGTCGGGCAATTCCGTGGAATAGGTTTCATCCAAAAACGCCACGTCAATAAACTTCAAAGCAAAGCCGAAAGGATTCGGCGCGCTCACTTTTCGGATCAGACACTCGCCGTCCCGGAACAGTTGCGTGACCGCTAAATTCTGCGCGTCGTGCCAAGTGAATTTCTGCGACGCCGTGCAGTATTCTTTGTTGGCCCAGCGCTTGAACGCCGTCTCGATCTGACTGTTCAAAACACTATCCAACTCGTCGCCCTGCGTGGCCCGGACCTGCAAGCGGATCCCGCGTGGTCCAACCACGTTCGATCGCATCATCGACAGGAACTTTTTCATGTAAGGATCATTGTGCGCCATCTCGCGTGCCCGCGCGCGCATCATGCGCAAACCCTGTCGCAGTTCGGTATTAATCGACGTGGCCGGCGCCACCCAATCATTTGTGATCCGGTTATTAACGGCCGCGTCGAACCGGCGCAGCTGAAACTCCTGCAGCCGGGCATTGGCGATCGCCCGGCGCTCGGCACGCTGCGCCGCTTTGATTTCCGAAAAGGTCGGTAGTTCGAGACCGAGGCTTTGCATAACTTTCCCCGCTCCTACGGTTCAACCATCCACACATCGTGATTCTTGAAGATGCCGGCGCCGGCGTTCTGCCGCTCTTGGTTGACCTGCTGTGTCAGCCGCTTTTCATAGTTGAGCAGTTCCTCAAGCGTGTAGTTTTTCTTGGCCCGGTTGCCGATCTGGTATTCGGCCGTGCCGCTGATCGCTGCCTCGCTGATCGCCACGCGCAGCGCTGCCAATTGTTGCTCGAGCACCGTCGGCGTGCGGATCTGCGCGGCGTCCACAACCTGCAGCGAAAACGCCAAGCGCTGCGACTGCCCGTCGTCCGAAACGAAGGTGTTGTAGAGGTTATAAACGTCGCCGACCGTGCCGCCGGTCAGCGTGATCTGCGTGGTTGTATCCGTGAAGGCGTCAGCGGTCTTGGTCAGCGGCGCCGGCACTTCCCAAGTTGAGGCGGTAATCTTGGCGCCCGGCGTCAGATACGCCGCGCGGTTGAAGGTATAGACGCGAATGCTCGCGGGATCTTGCTGGTAGTCTGCCACGGCCGCGCATGTTAGCGACCGGGATCAGTTTTTGTGCAGCCTGTTAGAAGCACTGAGGCTTCGGACACTACTCGGACAATAAGTCGAAAAACCAGTGTCCGAACCAATAAAACCGC